CGCGTCGGTCATCGGCGAGAAGCCGCCGCCGCCCGGCTGCCCGGCCATGTTCTGCAGGAACGACAGGCTATCGGGGTTCGACATGACCCGCGCGCCGCCAGGGAGCTGCACGATCTCCGGGCCCTGGTCACCCACGATCGCCAGGCCCGACTCGGGCATCACTCCACCCTGACCGAAGATCTTCTTGATCAGGCCGCCGCCTGGGATGTGGGACAGCAGCCCCGTCACATGGCCGAGCGCCCCGGCGATCGTCTTCGCGCCTTTCTCGATCGCGTCGAAGATCGGCTTGATGAAGGACCACACGTCCTGCACAACGGTCTTGATCCCATGCCAGGCGTCATGCCAGATGTTCTTCAGCCCCTGGATCTCCCGTTTGATGACGAGGATCCCGATCTTCACGATGTCGGAGAAGATCGGCTGCAGGAAGTTCCACGCCCCGTTCACCGCGGTCTTCACCGCGGACCAGACCGTCGACCACACCTGCTGCGCGATCTGCAGTTCCATCCGGATCGGCCAGAGCCCGACCTTCACGATCGCGGTCAGGATCGGACGCAGGAACGACCACGCGTCGTTCGCGATCCGCTTCACGAACCCCCACACCGTGTCCCAGTGCTTGTACAGCTCGTAGGCGGCGATCCCGACCGCCGCGACCGCGAGGATGATCGGCAGGAACGGGAGCAGCGCCTCAGCGCCAGCGACGAGCATCTCCGCCGCCCACGACAGGGCGGCCGTCGACATCGCGATGAACGACGACACGGCCTCGGCCGCCACGGTGATGAAGTAGCCGGACTGCTCCGCAACCCAGGTGGCGCCGGACGCGAGCATCTTCGCAAACGACGCGACCGACTGCGCCGCAGCGGAGATCAGCCCCGCGACATAGACCGCGATCGCAGCAGCGAGCGCACCACCGATCACGCCGGCCAGGACCTTCGCGACCGTCGAATGCTTCCCGAACCAGTTGACGACGTCCATCGTCCAGTTGACAAGCGCCTCGAGCTTCGGGATCAACGCGACACCGATCTTCGCGCCCAGATCCTCAGTCCGGGTCTTCAACACCTGCATTTTCCCGGCGAACGTCCCCGCATACGCCTGCGCCTGACCACCGATCGACTTCGTCAGCAGGCCGATGTCACCAGCACCGGCCTTCACCGTGTCGTTGTACGTCTCCTGCGCGTGTTTCAGCGCGAGGTTCGCGGACACCATCGCCTGATGGTTCGCGACGGTCTTCCCACCCGCACGGTTGTAGTTGTCGAGCGCCTGCTTCGCTGACAGTTGCGCGGAGGCGAGGGACCGTTGCGTCGTGATCAACGCCCGGGCGCCACCAGTCGCCGTGTTCACGTTGATACCCAACGCTTTCAGCGCCCGGCCCTGACCTTCGGAGGCTTTCGCGACGAGGACACCGGCCTGCGCGAGCGAGATCTGCTTCACCCGCGCCACATCCGCGGTCAACCCCATCAGGCTCAGCGACTTCTGCGTCGACCCGGTCGCCTGCACCAGCGACTGCAACCCGGAGTCAGTGTCCGCGTAGGTGAACCCGAGGGACTGCATCTTGTTCTGCACCGCGTTGATCGGGGCCTGGAACTGGGACAGTTTCGCGCCGGTCTTCGTGATCGCGGCCTGCATCGCGGCGTGCGCCGTCTCCCATTTGTCACCGAGATGAACGGCCTCAGCGCCGAGCCCGACCGCAGCCGTACCGATCCCGAGCAGCGCCGCCTTACCGACCGACTGCAACCGTGCCAGCGACCCGCCGGACTTCTTGGAGAACCCTTCGACTTCGCCGCCGGCTTTCGCCATCGACGCGGTCAACTCTTTCGAGTCCCCGATGATCCGGACGACGATCGGGGGGGTGAAGCCTTCAGGCATCGCTAACGCTTCCAGGCATTGACCTTGTCCTTACCTCGAAGGTCGCCGCGGCTGATGTCGCCGCGTTCGCATTCCTCGACCCAGATCGTCTTGACGAGCGAGTTGCCCGGCCCGTAGCGCTGGCGCTTCGGGTAGCGCCTGACGTTGTGAAGCGCGGGCGACTCATGGGTGCCGCCGTGCGGCTCAAGTGTCCGGATGGACCGCAGGACAATGATGCGCACGTCAGGATCAGCGCCTGCGCGTGCGAGGCGACGTCGAGCCGCACGGTCCGGATACTCGATGGTGCGCTCGGCGTACTTCGGTGTCAGCATCAGCGCCCACGACCGCGCCAGCGTGTGCCAGACGGCCTTGTGAGGGTGCTCCTTCTCGACCGGGTTGTACGAGAGGTCGTCGTGGATCTCGTAGACGCGACCTTCGCTGCCGACCCCGAAGCCGCCGCCGATGGTGATGCGGTGCGGGACGAACCCAGCGCGCCACTGAGCCACGTGAATCTCATGCAGGACGTTGACCTCGAACGCGTAGCCGTCGCCATCCTGAACGGTTGTCCAAGTGAAGCCTGCGACCGGCTCGGGGAGGCCGAGATCGAACGGCACACCGAACACCATGAAGCCGTCGATGGCGACGGGGACCACGTCGATCTCGGAACTGCGCAGCGTGGTCGCGAGACCGTGCGCCAAGTCCAACATCGGCGGAGCGACCCAGAAACAGTCGGCGCGGTCGAGCGAGTCGCCGTATTCGGTTGGCCCGCGCCGGGCTTCGACGATCCCTCGGTACGCCTCGCGGAGCGAGTGACGGAGTTCGGGGACGTCTTGCGGACGATAAAGGACAGCGGTCATTTGCAACCTTCCAGGAGGGGACGGTGGCCCGGTCCTGGAACCGGGCCACCTACCCACGGGGATCAATCCGTGGGCTGACTAGTTGAGTTACGCTTTCAAACCTTCGATGACAGCCTCACGGGCCCGGTCCCACAACACGTCCCGCTCACGCCACTCCTCCCATGCCGGGCGCAACGCTGGCCGGGCCGGGAGATGCACCGAATGGTTCACGCCCGCGTCACCACCGAGCTCCTGGATCCGCGCGTAGACCATCGACGGGCCGACCATCGCCTCGTAACGCCCGAACCCGAGCCGGATCGGGCCCTCGGTGTGGTACGAGCGGCGCAAAGACCCGGTGACCACCGACGGCGGCGAACCAGGCGACGACGGTGACGGGGTGCCAGCCGGGTGCGACGTCGTGAACTGCTTCTTCACGGTCGCTTCGAGTTCAAGCGCCGCGATCCCGACCGCCCGGCCGACACCGTCGTCGACCGCTGCGGCTTTCGCTTTCAGTGCCGCGACGAGTTCCTTCGCGCCGGACACGATCTCAGCCATCCGGAGTGTCCCCCTGCACTTCCCGGTACGCCTTCTCGACCTGGATCATCCGGTCGAGCAGCCGCGCCGGTGTCAGATCCACCTGGTCAGGTGTCCAACCGAAGTAGTGCGCGGCCGTCCAGTAGTCGAGGACGCTGCGCGGCGGGAGCAGGTCAGCCGCTACCCTGCGGCCTTTGAACCACCAGATCAGCCGCTGGTAGTCCCAGTAGGGCCCACGCGGCTGCCGTCACCGGCCGGGTCCGGGTTGTCATCGGCGCCGAACAGCGCGTCCTTGTACTCCTCGCAGACCTTCATGATCGCGTCGTAGTCCGGGACCGACAACTCGTCGAGGATCCGCGGGTTCTCGATCGGCAACACCAGCGGAGCGGTGTGCTCACCTTGGTCGTCGGTCCACGACCGGGCGAACGACCAGCCGGTGATGATCATCGCGGCCATCCGCTCAGCGATGTCCATCGCGGCGACGATGCTCGCCGAGGCGTCGACCTCGTCGACTTTCTCCATGACGGCGCGCCGGTCGCGTTGCCGGATCGAGTCGATGTCCCGGAAGTCGACCCACCCGCCGGACGGCAGGGTGTGCCGTCCGGTCGGCGGGACAGCCGCCAACCTTGGTTCGGCGGTCTCCGTCTCGACCGGTGGCAGGGAGCTCGTGTAAGGCTGGTCAGTCATCCGTGGTCCTTCCATCACCCGTAAGTCCCGGTCGCCAAGCTGTTCTTGACGGTGACCCGACCCGGTGAGTAGCCGGTCCCGGCCACGTTCCCGTCGGTGAGGTTCGCGATCGCGCGCCAGTCCATCGCGTACTCCAGATGCGCCTTCCCCATGTCGGGGCTGCCGTCGATGAACCCGATCTGGTTGAAGAAACAGTCAAGCGACAGCAACCCGGCCCCGACGATGCCATTACCGAACAGCAGCTCGAACGACGGCTGAGTGTTCGCCTCGAAGTAGGTGAGGAACGTCTCGTCCTCAGCGATCACCTGGATCTTGCCGGTCACATCCAAGGGCCCGACGAACACGTCGTAGGGG